CACATAAATTTATTAAGTACAAAATATGTATGGCTTCGTATAGACACTAAGCCTGCACGTAAAAGACTTAGTGACGGAAGAAATGCACATTTAATTTTAGAAGACCAAACATGGTGGACTGAACAAATTAACAGATATGTTGACGGCACTATAGTTTATAATAATTTAAATGATAAAGGGAAATTAGATGTCGCTATTGAAAAGTAAGTTAACAATGATTCCGGGCGAAGCATTAATATATGAAAGAGCTGACGGAGTTGTATATGCAAGATATAGAGATAAGCCACATAATAAAATACCTCGTTGGATTGTCGGCGGCGACCCTGCAGGCGTTGCAAGAGCACAAGGCGAATTATTAAATTATTCTGAATGGCAAGAGTTGTGTGAACTGAGTTTAGAATACCCTACACTAAAAAAGCTCCTAGATCAGTTAGTAACAACTTACTATACAGTAAAGGATCATAGGAAATGATACATCACAAATCGTGTGTAAGTAAAATGACACTAATACAAGTAGAACATAGTAGTAAGCTTCTAGCAGATTTAGTATCAGATAGATTTGACGAATTTTACAAAACTTTTCCTAAGGGGTATATGGGGTTTGCAGAAGGTAGTCGTAGTACAGAGTTGTATGAAGCATACAATGTGTTCCTATGTCATTACCCAGGGTTTACTGATCTATATAAACAAATTGTAACTACAATTAAATCCAAAATACCAAACTGGCATGAATACGCAATAGCAGGTTGGGTGAATGTTTATAACAAAGGCGGCTACTTAAACTGGCATAAACATGGTCCAGAAAATCAAGTACATGACGGAAGGTGGCATGGGTATGTTTGCGTAAACGCAGAACCTAGTCAAACAATGTATAGAGATAAAGATGAAGTTATTAAAACAATTGACAACCAAGATGGTTATATAACACTCAGTCCAGCAGGTCTATATCATCGTGTTAGCGAGTGGGAGAAGGATACGCCTCGTATAACAATAGCGTTTGATATTATTAAACGTGAACAAATAGATCCTTTATTATTAAACAGATGGATACCAATAATATGAGACATAAAGTAGCAGGCGTAATATTTTTACTATTAGGAATATACTTTTTAATACCAGACTTACTACCGCCTTCGATGGGCGCAGGTGCAGCAATGGAACACGAAATGCCAACACATGATAATACATTATTAGGCATTGGCGAAATGTCTTGGATGTGGTTTACAATGGCATTAGTACATTTCATTATACGTGATTGTAATTGTAAGGAGTGTTGTAAGTGAGAATTATAGCAGGACCATGTCAGCACGAATCATTACCACAAAGTTTAGAGATCGCTCGAGAGTGCAAACGTGTATGTGATAAGTATGGTATTGAATATTATTTTAAAGCAAGTTTTGACAAAGCTAATCGTAGTAGTATGCAAGGTGTACGTGGGCAAGGTATGTCAGCAACACTAACAGACTTCTTGGCACTAAAAGTAGAACTAGGTGTAAAGACACTTACTGATGTACATGACTATGTACAAGTTGCTCGTATTGAACGTGAGTTTAGAGATGCTGTTGATGTTTATCAGATCCCTGCATTCTTGTGTAGACAGACAGACCTAATAAAGGCGGTCTGCGCCACAAATAAAATTGTTAATATTAAGAAAGGTCAGTTCCTTGCACCATGGGATATGAAGGGCATTTTAACTAAGACAGAAGGTGCTAAAGAAGTTTGGATTACGGAGAGAGGAACGAGTTTTGGATATAACACATTGGTTGTCGACTTCACTGGTCTACAATATATGTTGGATAATTTTAGCGAGCCAGTTGTGTTCGATTGTACTCATGCGTGTCAGAAACCAGGGGGACTTGGCGGCTCGAGTGGCGGTAATCGTGACTACGTGCCTGGCATGGCTCGCGCTGGTAGTGCTTTGGGGATTTCATCTTTCTTCTTAGAAGTACACCCTGATCCAGACAACGCACCTAGTGATGGTCCTAATATGTTACGCTTAGACGACTTTGAAAAAGTTGTAGCAGACATGGTTGCAATTAATAAGGTAGTAGGATGAGCAAGACAGTAATATTAATTCCAGCACGTTATAATAGCACACGCTTCCCAGGAAAGCCATTGTGTATGTTAGATGGTGTTCCTATGATAAAACGTGTGTATGACGCTTGTGTTGCGTCTAAGATACCAACGTATGTGCTTACCGATGACATGCGTATCTTTGATTTATTTGGTCCTAGACAGTGTTGGATTGACCAAGAGAAAGATTACGCTAACGGTACAGAACGATGTGCTGGCGCCATTACTGATAGTAACTTTATTAAGTACCTTGGCCATTATGATAATATTATTAACGTACAAGGCGACATGCCTGATGTTTCTACCTATATGATAACACAAGCTGCTTGGCATCTAAAACATTATCCTGTAACAACAATGTTTACAGACATGCCAGAAGAACAACAGAACGATCCTAACACAGTTAAAATGGTACGTGCTGGAGACCAAGCATTATGGTTTGGTAGAGGCATGACAGGGTACGGCAACTGGCACTTAGGTGTTTACGGATACAAGCGTAATGCATTAGAAATGTATCCTAATCTAATTGTAGAACGTGAAGAAGAAGTAGAGAAACTAGAACAACTACGTTGGTTAAAAAACGGTTGGCAAATTGGTTGTTTGAGTGTACAATATAAAGGTACAGAAATAAACTCACCAGAGGACGTAGATATATGGCACAGCAAAAACTCCCAATAAAAGATGTATTAGCAGCTATTGACATGGGTGCTAGAGACGTATGGGACGAACTTGACGAAGAAGAACGTAAAGCTGTTGGCTTCTGGTTATTGAATCGGTATGTAAGCAATGTCAAAGGTAGCTTTGAACAACAGGCAATGGCTGTGTTTAAGACAAACGAATTTTATAATAAAAACTGGAACGTACTAGGAATGAAGCATCCTAAGTTACAGTGGCAACTAATATGTCTTGCAGGCAACTCTAAGAAGATTGAATGGCACCAATGGATTGGATTTAAAAAGAAAACAGGCGGTAACGGAAACGGCGTGAAGTTACTACAAAAAATTTATCCTAATATGAAGGAAGATGAGATTGAACTCCTTGCTACTCTCTCTACAAAAAAAGAACTCAAACAATTGGCTAAAGATCATGACATCGACATCAAGCTCTAATAAACCATTCGTATGTGAATATTGTAACACAGGGTATGTTCGCGAAAAAACATTGATGGTGCATGTGTGTGAACAAAAACGTAGACATCTACAACAAAAAGAAAAACGTGTACAACTAGGTATGTATGCATTTAACCAGTTCTACAAACTTAGTGCCGGTGCAAAGAAAGATAAAACGTATGAAGATTTTTGCAAGAGCTCATACTATAATGCATTTGTAAAGTTTGGAAGTTTCTTAAATAATGTAAAACCTTTGTACCCTGAAAAGTATATTGACTATGTTGTAACTAGCGGAGTTAAATTAGATCATTGGTGTCGCGAAGACATGTATGAAAAATATGCAATTGAACTTATACGTAAAGAAGGTGTGCAGACAGCTCTTGAACGTAGTGTTATAACTATGATGGAATGGGCTGAAGAAAATAACAGTGTATGGAATCACTACTTCCATTATGTAAGTTTGAATCGTGCAGCTTGGCACATTAAAGATGGCAAGATAAGTCCTTGGCTTGTGCTTAATTGTAAGAGCGGAAAAGAAATGCTAAGTAAGTTTAGTGACGAACAACTGAATATAATATTCCACATCATGGATCCGCAACATTGGGCAATGAGATTTAAACGTACTCCTATTGATGTTGAATTAGTTAAAGAAGTGACAAAAGAATCTAATCTATGAAGCTAGACAAGCACCAATATACTCGAGAAGAGTGGCGAAGAATTCGTCACTATAAGCGATTGGAAAAAGAACAAAATAGAATTCAGAAACATCTTGCAACTGAACAAATAAAACATAATCGTAATCTAGCATTTATTATTAGTCAACCAAAAGCAGGCACATACCTTTGTGCTAACTTACTTAAAAACTTTGGTATGGTTGCAACAGGCATGCATGTTAAAAGTGGCAAGTACAGAGTATATGATATCACACAACCGTTGCCTGCGTTTGAAAAGAAAAACGATTTAAAAAAGTATATACAAAGTGTAACACACCAAATTGGTAGTTTCCAATCTATAATCGACTTGATGCCAACGGACGGGTTTGCTGTTGGACATTTAGGTTACGAAGGAAAATATATAAAACCATTACGCGGTGTAAAGAAAATATTATTAACTAGGCCGCACGAACAACACAAAGAATCTATAAAACGATTTCAAGATGAGATGTACGGAGACACAGCGGTTACTGAAGAAGCATACCATGATATAGAATGTTGGAGAGATGAAGACGATGTATTTGAATTAACATTTAATGATCTTATCAAACCTAAATATGCTAAGTTAAGAAAACTTCAAACCTTCTTGTTCGGAGAAGTTAAACACGATGAAGTAGCAGCAATACACAAAGCTCTTGCAGCTCCTTCACCAACAAAGAGTAGTATACGATGAAAACAATAGATAATTATATAGAGGTATAAAATGGACACACGGATACACAAAATCTTAGATAAAGAAATTAGCAGACAAGCAACTACAATAGAATTAATTGCAAGTGAGAACTTTGCAAGTTCAAGTGTAATGAATTTAGCAGGCAGTGTTTTTACAAATAAGTATGCTGAAGGCTATCCTGGCAAACGTTATTACAACGGTTGTGAACATATGGACGAAATAGAATCACTAGCTGTAGATGAACTATGTAAACTGTTCAAGTGTAACTACGCTAACGTACAACCACACTCAGGTGCAAATGCAAACACAGCAGTATATCAAGCGTTCCTCAAACCAGGAGATACTATTCTTGGCATGGACCTAGCAAGTGGCGGACACTTGTCACATGGTAGTCCCCCAAATATTTCAGGCAAGGTGTATAGTGCTTGTAGTTACAAAGTAAAAGCTGACGGCTATTTAGACTATGACGAGATTGAACAAATGACAAAAGAGTATCGTCCTAAGATGATTGTTGCTGGAGCAAGTGCATACCCTAGACAAATTAATTGGGAAGTGTTTAGAAAGATTGCAGACAAGTATGGTGCATTGCTATTAGTAGACATGGCACACTACAGCGGTCTTATAGCAGGCGGTGTGTACCAATCGCCACTAGCATATGCAGACGTAGTAACAAGTACAACACACAAGACCTTACGCGGTCCTAGAGGTGGTATTATACTGTGGAACAACCCAGAGTACACTAAGCGTATTAATAGTGCTATCTTCCCAGGAACACAAGGCGGCCCGCTGATGCATATTATTGCGGCGAAAGCACAATGTTTTATAGAAGCAAACACACAAGAGTTTAAAGACTATTCAAAGCAAGTAGTAGTTAATGCAAAAGCAATGTGTGCTGTGTTTAAAGACAAAGGATTTAAATGCTTGACAAATGGAACAGATTCGCATATAATATTACTAGACTTGAGTGACAGCAAATATAGTGGAAGAGAAGCCGCAGACTTGTTAGAAGAAAATGGCATTACTGTAAACAAGAACGGTATTCCAAATGACCCTAGAAGTTTTATAGAGACAAGCGGAATACGAATTGGTACAGCGGCAGAAACAACTCGTGGTTATGATGAGAAATGGTTTAAGGAATTAGCGGATAAAATATGCCAGATATTGACATAGACTTTGCAGACAGGACATCAATTTTAAATAAGATTGATCATATCGTTGCAAGACTAGATAACAACAAGAAACACAATACAGGAGTCTACGTAACAGAGGCTCCTCATAATCCTGTTGACAATCTATGTACAATAGATCACAAGACCGCAGACAAACGCGGTTACTTCAAATTAGACTTCCTTAACGTAAGCATATATAAGAGTGTTAAGGATAATCAACATTTAACAGAACTAATGGAAAGGAAGCCAATATGGCAACTACTGGAACACAAGGACTTCAGCGAAAAAGTCTTTCATCTAAACGGGCACAACGAACTATTAAAGCAATTGAAGCCTATTTCGGTAGAACAGTTAGCAGCAACTCTAGCTATTATACGCCCAGCAAAACGATATCTAGCAAACGAGAGTTGGGACAAGATAATGCAGGAAGTGTGGGTCAAGCCTACTAACGGCGAGTACTACTTTAAAAAAGCACATGCAATTTCGTATGCAGCAGCTGTTGTTGTGCATATAAATTTACTGTGTGATGAGTTACATGCTGCCCAAGATTAAAGTTGCTCCTACTATAGAGTGGGATAAAAAACCAAACAGAAAATATTTCCTTGAACATTTAATTAATGACAATGGATATATTTCTATGGCAGAAGTAGGAGTGCGTGATGGCCGCACTACATTTTATCTACTAGATAAAATACCTCACTTAAAAATTTATGCTGTTGATACAGACACTAGTTTATTTTATAACGATAGTGTAAAAGAAAAATACGGAGATAGGCTTGTTCCTATTCAAGGAAATAGTGCTGTTGTTGTAGAACGTGTTCCTAAAGTTGATCTAGTGTTTATTGATGCAGACCATTCGTATGAAGGATGCAGAAAAGATATCCTTTTATATAGTAAAAGAATAAACGGCAGAGGTTGCCTTAGTGGACACGATATTGATTTCCCTGGAGTTAATAAAGCTGTAAATGAACTTGTTCGAACGTATGATGTGGGCCCAAATAATGTTTGGTTTAAATTTACTTATTAACTTTTCTTACCAGTTGGACGTTTTTGCGCTTAACTCGCTTAACACTTAGGTTACCTAAGTTAACACAAGGTCCTGATACAATACGTACATCCTTTGAATTCATTGTCATTATTGCGTATTTAAAAATTGCCATTTCTTGTTTTAAGAAAATGTTTATAGGAATTAATCTGTTTGATTCCCACCACCATGCTTCTCCCATTTCAAGAAACTGTTTCTTTGCAACGTCTGTTTTTAAAGCCTCAAAAACATACATGCTAGTTACAGCCTGATCCTGATTAATTACGATGCCGACGTATTCGTTACCACCATATCCTACTATGGATATGAACGGAAAATTTTCTTGTATATCTTTAGTTAGCATTCGTTTATTATAGATCCTATATATATATAAATACAGTATGTCACTTATACCTAGATATTTAGTCAATAACAGAACCAGCCTCGTAGTCAATGTGACTGGATTTATAACGGAGTACAGACCAGTGTATCAAAGAAATATATCAGTTTACAGTGGAATAGATAATAAATTAGAATTCCAACTATTAAACCCAGATCAAAAACCAATTAACCCAACAGGGTCGACAATACATTTTGTTGCCTTTGATGAAAATAAAAATCAAGTTATTAAGCACACAGGAACTGTGTTAGTTGCTAACAAAGGTTTATTCGAAGTTACAATTACTGAGAATGATGCACTGAACTTAAAACAACAGTACTTGTCTTATACAATATATCTTACTAACGATACATCTAGTGATAACACACTTACCTTTGCAGACGAGCAACTGAACGTAATAGGTACAATATATTTAAATGCATCAGCATTGCCTGGGCCACGTGCTACAGTATCAGTTACAAACTTTTTACAAGACAGTGGCGATGTTACAGTTTACTACAGCGATCATATATCAGCCGAGCCTGCTATTAACGGTAACGAAGCTCTACACACAGCAGCCATATATACAGATAATTATATAGGCGATGTTATTGTACAAGCATCGTTAGAGAATCAAATAGACTACACTTCTAAATGGGTAGACATTAACACAGTAACGTTTACTGGCAACGAAACAACTCCTGCAGTTACTAATTTCTCAGGCGTGTACAGCTACTTGAGATTCAAAACAACTGTTAATCCTTCAGAAAAAATAACCAAAATCTTAGTAAGAAACTAGTTGACTTCATAACTGTTTGACTGTATACTATTAGTATGAGTGTAGTCATTGAAACAGTTCTGACATATCTGCCCGCTAAGAGGAAAACAACTCCTAGCGGCTGGACTTCATTCAATGCACCTTGCTGTATTCACAACGGAGAAACCCGTGATGCGAAACAGCGTGGCGGCGTAATTCAAGAAGGCGCTGGCATCAGTTATCATTGTTTTAACTGTGGCTATAAGGCTTCTTGGCAACCAGGCAGACCATTCTCACATAAATTGCGTAAACTCCTACAATGGTTAGGAACTCCTGATGACGTAGTCAACAAGGTGGCATTTGATGTTATGAGAGAAAACGAGGGTGTTGAAGTAACGCAAAGACTTGCCGAGCTTCCTACGTTTGATACAGTACCATTGCCCGATGATGCTATAAAGATTACAGACATTACTGACTTTAACAAGTATAGTATGGCTGTTCTCGAATACATGGCCGCACGTAATCTTAACACTGATGATACCAGTTACTACTGGTCACCTAGTTTGGGTTACCGTGATAGACTAATCATACCATTCTATTATGAAGATAGAATCGTGGGATGGACTGGACGTAGTGTACTTCCGGATAAGAAACCTAAGTACTTAACGGAAGTACAACCTGGATTTGTTTACGGACTAGATGAACAACGATACAGTAAAGTATTTGCAATACTATGTGAAGGACAGTTAGATGCTATACACATAGAAGGCTGCGCAATTGGCGGCAGTGAAATAAGCGACCAACAAGCAATGCTGTTGAACAAATTACAAAAACAAATTATAGTAGTACCTGATAGAGACCAAGCTGGCAAGAAACTTGTAGAGCAAGCAATTGAACTAGGGTTTAGTGTTAGCATGCCAGAGTGGGAACAAGGTATTAATGATATCGGTGATGCTGTTAGTAAGTATGGTAGACTGTATACACTGTACAGTATAACAGCTTCTGCTAATGAGTCTGCATTAAAAATAAGATTGAGAGCAAAGAAATGGTTCGATTAATAGGTTTACTTATATTTTTATCTGTGTTATACTATGCACTAATTGTAAATAAAGAAGTCAAAGAAGAACCGCTTGGGTTTGCACCAAGCATAATTACAGTAGAAGAACTTCCAGACGAGGGTAATGAATGAGTACTAGACAAAATACAGACTACGGTTATGATATACAAAAAGTATATCTAGAAATGATGATGACAGATGCCGAAACGTTTGTTAGATGTCAGACTGTATTTAATCCTGAGGCATTTGATAGACGCTTGTTTGAATCTGCAAAGTTTCTTAATGATTATGTTACAGATCATAATGCATTGCCTACGTTTGATATGATTAATGCAGCTACACAGACACAGCTGAAAGACCCAGGACAACTACAAGAGAATCATTACGATTGGTTATTGTTAGAGTTTGAAACGTTTAGTAGACACAAAGCACTTGAAGCGGCAATCCTTAAAGGTGCTGACTTATTAGAGAAAGGCGAGTATGGACCTGTTGAAGAATTAGTCAAGCAGGCTGTACAGATTGGTCTACAAAAAGACTTGGGTACAGATTATTTTGACAACCCTAGACTAAGACTAGAAAACATTAAGAGTAGTAACGGACAAGTTAGCACAGGTTGGGCCGCCATTGATAAGAAATTATTTGGTGGGTTCAACAGAGGCGAGCTGAATATCTTTGCAGGTGGCTCAGGTGCAGGTAAGAGTTTGTTCTTGGCTAACCTAGGAGTTAACTGGGCATTGGCAGGTATGAACGTATTGTACTTGACCCTAGAGCTTAGTGAGAGCTTGGTTAGTATGAGAGTAGACAGTATGGTTACTGGCATACCTAGTCGTGATGTGTTTAAGAACATTGACGATGTTGAAATGAAAGTTAAGATGATTGGCAAGAAGGCAGGTGCATTCCAAGTTAAGTATATGCCTAGTGGTAAGACGCCTAACGATGTAAGAAGCTACATTAGAGAGTTTGAGATTAAAACAGGCAAGAAGATCGACGTGCTGTTGATTGATTACTTAGACTTGCTTATGCCCAACGGCGCAAAGATTAGTGCAGAGAACTTGTATATCAAAGACAAGTATGTATCGGAAGAGTTACGTAACCTAGCAATGGAATTGAACACAGTGTTTGTTACAGCGGCACAGTTGAATCGTGGTGCTGTAGAAGAAATTGAATTTGATCACTCGCATATCTCAGGTGGACTTAGTAAGATACAAACAGCAGACAACGTGTTTGGTATCTTTACAAGCAGAGCAATGCGCGAACGTGGACGTTATCAGTTACAGCTGATGAAGACACGTAACAGTGGCGGCGTTGGACAAAAGATTGATCTAGGCTTTGATGTAGACACATTACGTATTGTAGACCTTGATGAAGACGATGATGACGGTTATGGTTCGGCACCAAGTCATCAAGGCGGTGCCAACAGCATAGTAAACAGCCTGAAGCGTAACCCGACTAATGCACCAACAGACACACAGCGAGAAGATCCTAGTGAAGGTGTAGCAAGTCCTAAGATAAAAGCTGAAGCTGACAGCACCAAACTCAAACAATTCCTGAACAATTTAGGAACGGAGTAAATACAAAGAACGAAAGGACATGCACTGTAATGCTCGCAAATCTACGACCAGCACATTATCACTTTATCAAAGACGACCCAGTACGGCCGCACATAGCACTAGAATGGAGACAACAATTTCCACGTGAGATGTTTGCTCTATACGAAGACAAGTATGCAGAGTTCGATGAACCACTTACTGATAACCCATTGGCAATTATATGTGTAGCATACACTGACACGGTTCCAATCAGCGAAGCAGACCTAAACAACATAGGCTCTAAGGTTGCAGTGTTCTATACTGTGTGGAGTTATTCAACAGGCGCAGGCAGAGACGTAGTGATGCAAGCAGCCAAGTATATCAAACAGCACAGACAATGTGAACGCTACGTTACACTTAGCCCGCTAACAGCAATGGCAGAACGCTTTCATCTTAAGAATGGCGCACAGTTTATAAGCAGACATGCTGAAACACAGAACTTCGAATATCACCTATGAAGCACTACTGTGGTCATATAGAGTGCAAGTGGACGCACAATCACAAACTTGAACTTGTATACTTTAGACAAAAGTACGGAGACGAGCTGTTCAAAGCTATCAACCTGGCAGGCGAAATTACTACTAATGTTTATAAGTCACACACATTGCCCGACCACAGATACAAGCGTGTAGACTTTTATGTTGAACCCAAAGGTGGAAAGGCCACTACAGTGTTCATGCTCATGTTGGCATGGCGATTAGAACGAGAACCTCAATGGGCCCATTCAATATAACCACACAACGTCAACGCCAGCAGAGATTGGATCTGCTCAGCCGTGATCCTCAGATAAGCGATGAGTTCCAAAAGATATATCGTGACCTAGCCAACGCTATTACGTTTGACCAGCAGGAGTATGAAAGTCGTGTTAGGAGTATTTACGGACAGCGGTCGCGAACTTGGTCTATCACATAAAGAGTATTCTCACCAGTAACAGCACCAATACGACTTGCATCACGTCTACGTCTTTCTTCTAGACTGAGTTGGTATGTGGGAAGTAGAGTGACTAGAAACATCTGTTCGAACGAGGCAGTGTCGGGTAGTTGTATGCATGCTGTTTGATCCAGGGCGTCTAGTAGATAGTACACAGTGACATCGCTGGTTAGTTCAAAGCTGTCCAGTCCAAGTTCTTCAAACATAGTCTCACGAGTTTGGCCCACAAGGTGATCGTGCAGCTTCTGTACACCATATAGATCCTCTCTAAGTGTGTAGTGAGGATTGAGTCTAGCAACTTCTAATTGTATGTCTATGGGTGCTACCCAAGGTTGTTCAACAGCGTCTTGCACAGGCTCATGGTAAGGATCTATTTGAGACACAGCTGGATACCCCACAGCAGCAGAGAACAAGGGTATAGCTAGTAGAGGCCATAGTTGTAGTTTCACACAGTTATTTATAGTCGTTTATTTGTAAAGTGAATAATTATTAATGACAGCACCAGTAAAAACTGTATTCAAATAGCGATAATCCTTTTGCGTAAATTCAAAACGATGATGATATACAGTTAATAGCAATGTCTTGTGTAGAACCAACTGTGCTAGACTAGGTCTTTTGGGCAGCAATGGATTAAGTTCTATCAGACTATCATTGGATCTCAATCCTCTATAAGTGGTATACACATCTAGTGCATTGATCGCATACCAATAGATCTTAACATTACGATCATCTTTATAGTGTCTAAGATGAAGA